CTTCGTTGAAAACTTTATTGTTATACAATGAAATTCCTCCTACTGCATAATCAAGAGGTTTATCCCCTATAGAAGAATTTTTTAAAGCATTAAATATGTTAGAGTTTTGTGTTGTTAAACCTAAATCTTGAACAACAATACCTTTACCAAATACTAATTTACAAAAAGACGACATATTTGAATCAAACCAATATGCTGATGTATTTGTAATCATCATGTTATTAAAATGTTGACTACCATACAATGTATCTATATAATCACTACGTTGTATAATTTGACCAGTTCCTGTTACAATAGTTACAGCTGCTGCATCTGCATTATCTACAACTACTCTTGGGTTTATAGATAATTTGCTAACACCTTTTGTTTGTAGAGCAAATAATTCGTTTCTTAAATTAAATAAATTAAAGATAGCACCCTTATTATTATCTAGTTCGTGAATTTCATTAGCATCAAATGTCGAGTAAGCATCAAATAAATCACCCGCTAACTTAATGTTAGAAGCTGCTATTAAATTTCCGTAATTATTAACATCTTTAAAGTTTGTTGGTTTTGGTAAAAAAGTTTTTGTGCTATTACGACATGAGTATGTTTCGTTAATTAAAAAATTATCATGTACAGATGGTGATACATCATCAGTTGAACCAAAGAAAACACCATCTCTTAAATCTATATTTATAGATGATTCTACAGGGAACATAATAGCTGTAGATGGGTATGATTTAGAACTACTAAACGTAGTAGAGCCTGTTTTAAATTTTTGCAATGAATACATGTTAACGTAAGTATCCCCTCCAAATATTTTATCTCTATTAGACGTGCTTGGACTAAAGTTGACGTGCCCTGTAGATATGTATTGATTATTTTCGTAGTTAGATGTTAAGCTACCTCCATACTGAGAGGCTTCTACGTTTCTTCTTATTTGCGTGTACAATTTAGATGCAAAACATTTTTGTGCTGAATCTTGGTTACCAGATTTTAAATTTAACATAAAAGGCGAATACGTAGAATCATTTGAATCTGAAGCTATATCAAAATTTGCATGCCTAATTTTATCATTTTGTGAATCACCTAAAGATATAAAAATACTGTCTACACCAAACATAGTTGTATCTCCTGTGTTCGATTCTTCTCCTGATTCATATTTTTCAGTAGTAAGAGCTGTAGGCATGTGTCGAAACACTTTATCGTCTGATTGAAATCTTGTCCTATTAGTAAAGCTTTGATTAACACGACCAGTGCCATTATCGTCATGACCCATTCTTGATTTATTTATAGTCTCTCCTGGAGCTACGTTTGAACCATATTGAATAGTATTAAAACCTTCTGCCTCAGTTGCTTGATTTATAGCAACAGCACTACATTCGTAACTTGAATAAATTGTTTTATTTGAAAATTGGTACGATTTAAGTGCCGCGTTAGATTTAGGGTCAAATCTACCTGCTAAAATTCTACTTCTATATGTTAATGTAGTACCAGTAGTAGCAATATTTATTTTGTTTTTTAAATGATGAAAATCATCATCTGTAACTTCATCGTTGTGAGTAATATTATCACTATTCGTAACTTGAGCTCCAGCATCTAATCTTCCAACTACCTTGAGTGTATCTGTAGATTTAGATGAATATTGTAATTTTCCTAACGTGGATTCTGGTGTGTCAAATAAAAAGTCTGTATGAGACAAGGTCTCAAAACCCTGTAAGGGTGTGTATATGTTTCCATAGTGTGTACCGTTTTTATGTCTTAATGATTCATTACCCTCTACATTTGCATGTATAATAATTTGATTTAAAACACCAGAAGCTAAAACTGATTTATCACTTTCTGTTCTATCTACACGTACTATTGAATAGCCCCCAATTTTATCTAAAATTGATTGTGCAAGTTTAACTTCAAAATTAGGAAATAAAGCAAAACCATTTACATCATCAGTTAATGTATCAAATGTTAGCGTAGTATTACTTCCTTGAGATAATGTGTTTTGATTTAAAGTAACAGTAGTACTGCTTATTGATATTACTGAAGTATTTTTTGGTATACCTGTACCTGTCACAACATCGTTTACGTTAATAGCAGAAACTCCTGCACTTCTAACAAATGTGTTTGCACCACTACTAAAAACACAACCACTTAAAGGCGTAGGTATATTACCTGCGTGTTTAAAAGTCGTAACACCATCATCACTTGTAGTCCTTCTGTTACCGCTAGCGTCTATGCTTAAATAATCCATAGTACCATCAGGCATACGAATATCGCCTATTGGTTTTACAAAAGTAGGATTTCCTTGAGTATCATAAAATAAAATACCAAATCTATATATTTCACCCCTTTGATAGCCAGTAAATTTTGATGTAAATAAAGGGTCTTTGTAGTTTTCAAAACTACCATTATCGTTTTTTGTTATATACCCATAATGAGGCACTTGCCCGAGCATTGTTTCAGCTTTATTGCTGCTATTACCAACGCCATCGTTTTCAAAATATTTTACTTGTGTTAAATTAAATCGTTTAGTATCAAATGTTACTCTTACACCAGTTGCTGCAGTGTCAAAATCATCTGTTTGAGCTCCTGGAACTCTAGTAGAATACGTACGTTTTAACCAATTATATCGCAAGTCATTATAAAAGTTTACATAATGTATTTGTGGGTTTTCTTTTACGCTGTAAGTTGTAGAAACTCCGTTACTATTAATAAGAGCAGTTGTATACTTATATGACTTTACTCTAAAATCTGCATCTACTGACTGTGCATTGTTTGTTAAATTTGCTGCAAACAATCTATTATCTTTAATAGCCAAATCACCACAAGTATCCCAACTAACATGACTTTTTAAAAGCTCATTAATTGATATAGTTGTTGTTGTTTCATTTCCATTATGTACATATTGAAAAGAATCAGAAACAATTGCACCTTCTGATATTATATTTGCTTCTATTGCACCTTCAGAAGATAAATATCTTATGTTTATTATTTGTATAGTACCATACGATTTATCTATATCTGATATTTCTACATGAACAGAGTTTGATGACTGTAAACTTAATGGTCCTCCTTTAGATAAATGATATTCTGAGTTTTGGGACGTTTGTAAAACTTGCACAGGGTTCGTAATATTTGAAACCCTTGAACTTTTACCATCAGTTGTAATAAGTCTGTACGCGTAAGAATGAGAGCCGCACAAAACACTACCCCCTGGTGAAATGCTTTTTACAACTGGACTTGCTAGATTAGATTTTTTAGATAAATTTAATTGGTCGCTAGTTAAGGTTGAATAATATTCTGGAGCTTCTTTTAAATTTAGTGTACGTAAAGGCTGTATACCGTCAGTCCAATAAATTCTATGAAAATATTCGTTTTCTTCTGAAACTTCAACTCTTAAAGAAGTTTTAGCCGTCAAACCTAAATCGGTTCTCAAAATCATCTTTGTTACAGAAGAAGAAAAATCAGACTGCGGAGTTAGTGTAAATATAGTATCTTGAACATTACTACCTATACCTCTAGTTATAAATGCAACATAATTAGAAAATTCTGCTTGCCCAACAACTTCATATTTATTTTGTGATAAAGTTGCTAAAGTACCACCGTATACTTTATACGCATAGCCTTCACTTCCATTAGAAGGGTTTCCTGTCTGAACCCATGGTGTTATCACCAAAGTCATTGCTTCGGTTGTTTTATTACTATATCTAATCTTATAAACTCCAGTAGAAGTTATAGGGTCTGCTGATAAATTTAATTTTGCAGAAATTGCAGGAGTAGATATTGCTGTTATTAAAGCAGCAGACATTAAAAGATTAGAATTTATTAAAACACCATTTGTATATTCGCCTAAAATTAAAGCTGCTTGACTCAGTAAGCTATAACCATTTTTAAATTCTACAACTTCATTAAAACCATTATCTCCCGTTATAGTAAGTTTCCAACCGTGTAGTTCAGGCGTGGTTAAGTTTGTGATATTTGTAGACGCTAAAGCTAAAGCATCAGAAAATGTAATAGTTTTTTCTGTATCTTCAAATGTTGTAAATAAAGTATTTCCTTTTGCATTTTTTAATACAAAGCTATTATCTTCTTTAGTTACAAGCCTAGCGTTTATAGCTGATTTGTATGTGTCTGCTGGTAACGCATTTGCATCTATATCTGACATCATCCCCTTAGAGAATGAATTTGGTTTCTTAGTAGGTTGTGCCATTGTTAAAACAATTTGTTTTCATTACTATTAGGCTTAAGAGTGTTCCAGTATTTACTGATATTTCTCCACTGCTGTTTAGTAGGCATATTATCTCTACCTCTAGCTTGAGCACACTGAAAAGACCACTCTTGCTTTAAATCTTGATAAACATATCTAGGAAGTTTTTGATTGTAATATTCTCTTCCTTTGTATTTATACATAATGTAAGAAGCAATAGCATCTTCATGAGCTGACGATATAGTAGGGTATCCTTCTTCGTCAGTTGATATAGCATCGTAATGAAGCTTTATAGTTGTTCCGTCTGCTACATCTATATTTAAAAAACCCCCTGATACATACATATCTACACCCTGGTCATAAGAAGAACCCGATATATCTAAAGGGTTCTTGAGTTCTATCATATTAAGAAAGTCAGAAGGAAGTAAAACTTTCTTGCTTGTAACTACAAGTGAAACAACTTTTTTATCAAAAGTAGTGTAAGAGCCAATCTTTTTTTCTGCCTCAAAAGCCCACTCTACAAAGTTATGAAATTCTCTTGCAGCATCTTGTATACCTAAATTACGTATAACTGCTGCTACAACTTGTTTAACACTTATTCTAGGATTTCCTTTCATGTTTGTTGTTTTATTATCTCCTTAAATCTCCTCAAGGGCAATACTTTATATTGATTATACTTGTAAGGTCTATCCCACATAACTTTTACATACTCATCATCAAGTATAGGAACTTTATATAAAACAGTCTTATTTTCTCTTTTACTTGCCTCAACATCTAATCTTACATGAAAAGGTCTTTTGTGAGGTAATTTCTTTGTATAAATAGAACCCAGCTTTACAGGCAGTTTAAAGACCTCTTGCTGTTTTGCTACTATATCTATTGTATTATCTAAGAAAGACTCCATAATAGAGTAATACTCAGCATAAGACATAGCTCTATCACTTCTCTCCCCCTTAACTCTTAGACTACTCTTTATAGAGTTGTATATATCTTTAATAGATACATATTTGTCTTTGTATTTCTTGTAAGTATTATTACTTGCCTTTTGCCGCGTTTTCATCAACTTGGTTGTTTGGTCCTTTCGACGGTACGCTCATAATGATGCTAATACAGCTATTAACTCTTCTGGTATAGGGTATTGAGTTGTATCATCATTTACATAAGAACTAACCTCTGTTGGGTTAGAAAATATACCATTAACCTCTACAGAACCTCCAGAAACTATTGTGTCTCCTTCCCAAACGTAAAGCTTTCTATCGGATAATGTTGCTATCTTACTTCCTGCACTTAATATAAATCTTGAGTTATTCACGAACATCCTGTCGTGGTGTTGTATTATAGGTAGTGATGAGTAGTTTGAATCAATAGCTGCATCATCTTTATATGCTACACTTCTAATACCTCTATTGTCATTAAACCCTATTACATGTTTTATTGTAACTCCAGAAGAGGAGGGACTTATAATATCCATTTGAAAACACACATTAGAAGCTTTCTTTCCATTATCAGTGTATTGCATTAATAAATTAGCTCTATGGTAATGCACCATAAACTTAATCTGTCGATTGGATATATCAGAATCATCAGAAGCAACGCCTCCAGAGACTAAGTTTTTTATGTTATATGTTATCTCATTTAATGTAGCCATAATATCTTTTTAATAAGAAAGGGCAAAGTAAGGAAACCCTACTCTACCCTTTCTAGAAGCAGGGAGCAAAAAGCATCTTTAAACTCGTCGTTCAGTTATTTCTGCCTGAATCATTTGGTATCTTGGGTCTCCCAACGTTGCAAGTACCTTACGAGCTGCAATCTGACACACCTCTTCGTGTGTAGTTGCGTTTAATTTTAAAATATCAGTAGTGTATTGTAAATAAGTTACCACAACTACTGTGCTTGCAGTAAAACCAATAGAATGTATATTTCCACCTTTAAAATACAATACTGGATTAGATGCATCAGCTTTATTAAATGGGTCGTTCAGATAAGCTGAAATGTCGCTTATTTGTATAACTTTAACATTTACATTAGGTGTGGTTTTAATATAAGCAGATAAAAATCTACCATACTCTAAACCTGTTACAGCACCATCCATTGTGTTAATAACGACAGTCGTGCCATCTATAAAATTTTGGTCTTTACTTATAACTAAATTTTGTAGTTTATCACGACTATCTTGTGTAGTCTCAAACGCCATATAATATTGTTGAATAAATTCATCTACACCCATTTTGATGAATTCTTGTAACTCAGCATCACTAAAGTATGCAGTTGTTTCACTTTCAATAATATTCCGAATACGTGATACAGCGTTATCTACAGTCATTTAATTATTTCTTTGCAAGTTTCTTTTTAGGCTTTTCTTCACCTCTTATTTCATGCTTCAAGATAGCTAAAATATCTTTGTTATCTTTTAACCAAACTAGCACTTGTTCTTCGTTAGTTCCTATAGCTTCTTTACCATAGTAGAAGGTCTCGTTCTTATAGTTTAACTTTTTAGCCTTCAACGCTTCTATAATAAACACTCTAAGTTCTTTTTCTGGGTCAAAATGAACCTCCATAAACTTAGCGTGGTTACTTTGAGCCACATTAATTGCTTTAGCTCTTAACACATCTGAGCTAGCATTAAGGTTAAAACGACTTAATATTGCAAATACTTTTACATCAGCATCTGACATTTTAGCTGCTTCAATAATAGCTTGAGCAGAGGTTAATGTTTCTTTAGTATCAGCTTCTTCTTTTTCTTGTATGTCAATACGACTCCAAGCAGCTAATATAGACGGATGGTTTTTTAACCAGTCATCTGTTATCACATCTCCTTCTATAGAGGTATTTAAGATGAATGAAGCACGACTTGTAACAAACTGTTGTTCTAGTCCGTTTATATCTTTTAACTCGTGCAATCTTCCTGTTTTGTCTTTGTATGCACTTCCAAAATTAAAGTTAGTAATCTTAGAGTGCTTCTTGTTTTTGTAATGAATAAGGTTTTTTGTAATCTCCATGCTTGCTTTTTTTATTGTTAGTTAAAAAACACCCCCTCCGAAGAAGGGGTGAATATTATAAATTATCCTGCAAATGTTATAGAACCAATTACATCTTGAATTACTGTACAGTACCAAAAAGAACCGTCACATTCAAATTCAATTGTTTCACCACCTGTAGCGGCAGCTTCAATAGTTACAGTATCTGCTAATAAATTTTTAGCACCATCTGCACCAGCATCAGCTGTAGAGATAGCAACTATAGTATCTGCATCAGCAGATGTAATTATAGCATCTCCAGCACCAGCATTAGTTAAACAGTTAATAAATTTAAAGTTTAACCCAGCTTTAAGAGCAGGTAGCGTGTAAACCACGTCATTACCATCAGTCATGGTAACCATTACTACAGAACCTGACTCTTCTTGAGTAAAGATTCTAGCCGTAGGGCCTGTTGTAATAATGTTTCTTAATGTACCGCGTGAACGTAGTAAATAATTACCAGTTGCGGATTTATCATATTGCTTAAGGTATCTTTCTTCAGCCATTTTATTTGTATTTAAAAGTTTTTAATTTAATTTAATTAGATTGTTAATCCAGCAGGCATAATTACACCGCAAGATTGTGGGTTACGAATAATAATTCCAGACTCAGATAAGATATGACATTCGAAAGTATCATTACCGTTAGCAGCCATCATTGAAGACGGGTCGTTAGGGTTAATCATACCAGGAACATATTTCTTAACATAGTTTCTGTTGTATCCTTCAGCACCTTTAGAGATAAGCTCTACGTTAGCTACACCATCTTGAACACTCATATCCATAACTACCATTAATCCTGATAATTGTGAAGTGTTAAAGCCAGTACCAGAAATACCTGAAGTCATAGTAGCAACATTAGGGTCATCAAAACATGGATTGTGTACCAATTTGATGTTGTTACCTAAAGCAGAGTAAGAAGTAAAGTTAGTTCCTACAGCTACACCTTCACCAGATTTAGATGCAATTAAGCTAGAAGCAGAACCCATTGTTGCCAAGTGAGCAGTCATAGCTTGTTGGAATTGAATCATTCCTTGCATTCCAGTAAATACTACATATTCGTTACCTGTTGCCTTTAATGAACTTAAAGATAAAGTACCAATGAATTTTAATAACTCACCTTCTGTAACTCCGTTACCTGCAGTACTAAATTGATTAGCAGAAGCAATTTGAGCTAAGATTCCGTCACCCATAATTGGAAGACCGTTAGCAACTGCACCAGCATCACCAGGATAAGTAATATCTCCAGAAACAGAAGACTTACCAAACCAACGATTCAATTCAAGTTCGTACATGAATTGGTCAGTCATTTGTTGCTCTTTAGTAAAGTACCATAGTCTGTGACCATTGTGCTCAACCCAAGTAACATCATGTAAATCAATACCATTAATCTTACACTTTCTACGAGAAAGAGTTAAGTGGTTTCTGTGAGTTTCTGGGTAAGCATAACCTTCACCAACTTCATCACCTAAAGAACCTTGTCCATAAGCTGAACCAATTACGGCAACAACTTCTGTTACAGCAGCAGAAGCACCAGCAGCAGAGAAATTAAAAGCATCAATATGCTTAATTGTTACATCAGTGTTTCCATCTGCAGCAGTGTTAATTGAACCTACAGCAGTTACTAATGCGGTAGCACCACATTCGAAACGAACTACATCGTTTACAGTTAACATACAGTATTCCTCAACACCAGTAGATGTTGTATCACTTTGAATCTTAAGTGTTCCTACAGTTCCAACTGTAGCATTAACAGCATAAGCTACATCAATTCCAGCAGGAGCTTTGTAACGTTGCATGATTTTCCACTCGAATGAGCTTCCACCAATTACTTTTTCAGAAGCACCAAATCCTAGGCGTTCTAGTAAGTACGTCATAGAGTAGCGAGGATACAATTCAATGATTTTCTTCGCAATCTCAGGGTACTTTAGCATATTATTTACAAGGGAGTTATCCGCTGTGTTATATGCTGGGTCATATTTTGCATTATAAACCTTCATTTTGTTTTGTTTATTAGTTGTTAATAATTAATCAAACATTATTTAATTACTAAACTTACTAGGGTCAAAACCTTTCTTCGGAGCTTCAAAGCTCTTAGATGAATGATTTTTCCTAGACGGTGATGTTATACCATCTAAAATACGAGATTTTCCTTGCTCTACGCCTTGCGTTCGAACCATTTTAAAAATCTTTTCTTTGTTTCTCCATAAGAAGGCAGCCTCCGCAACATTGGCATGAGTCTCAAACACTTCTTGGGCGAAATCCCCTTTGGTTATGTAATTATATAGTTGTTTCTTATCTTTATGAGATACTTTTCCACCAAAGAACTCTTCTTTATCTTTAATAAAGCTTTGTAGTTCTTTACGTGAGTTTTTAGCACCCTCAGTCTTTTGTTGTTCAGATTCCTTTTCTTCCTTTCTAATTCTATCCTTCTCTCCGTGGATGTGCTTAGTAAGTTGTTGTCGAACTAATCCAGCTTCACGCTTTAGTAATCCAGCATCTTGTAATCTGTCAACTGTATCTGCAATATCTTCATCTTCGTATTTTGCAGCACGCATATCAGCAATAACTAAATCTTTATCATCCATTTCAAGGAATGAGTTTAGATTCTTAATTATATCGTTTTCTTGAACTGGAGGCTTCTGTAAATCTTTTATCTTAGCGATAAACTCTTCCTTACTTGTAGCTTCAACACCAGCTTCTTTACCTATTCCTTCCCAATCAAATTCAGCAGCAACCTCTTGCTCTGCGTCATCTTTAGATTCAACTTCATCCCAGTCGTCATCAGACTCCTCGGCTACCACCTCTTCTTTAGCTGGCTCTTCTACCTTCTCTTCTTCCTCTACTTGAGTTTCGTCTTCAACATCACCCCAAGAAAATCCATCTTCCTGGTTGTCAGTTGTTTCCACTTCCTTAGAGTCTTCCGTTTCCGTAGTCAAACTCTCAGCTAGACTAGTAGCGTCATCGCCAGCACCACTTAAAAATGATGTTGGGTCAAACCCTTTATCTTGAGTTGTTTCTTTTGAGTCGCTTAAAACCTCATTAATTAATTTGCTTTCTTCTGCCATTTTGTTTGCTTTTAACTAGTTACAAAGATATTATTTTTTTTGTATACTTTTTTTGGCTTCCATGTTAGATTGGTGTTCGTTGTCTTTGTCCTTTTGTTGTGAACTAAAGTCAGACTTAACTTTCTCTAAAACAAGTTTGTTTTTCTCTCTCGTATCATCCATGTCTCTACTTGCGTCAGAAGCAATCTCCTGAGCAGCGATTCTAGCTTCTGCATTAATTTGAGCCACTTGGATTCTACCTTCAATATCCATTCTCTTAAGTTCGGTTTCTGCCTGAACTTTAGCTTGGTCAGCTTCTGCTTGTTGTTGTTGCATTTGTTGTTGTTGTTCTTGAGCACCAGCTTGTTCTTTCTTCATAGCATCTATACCCTGTTCTAATATAACTTGAGCTTCACTCATAGTATCTGCTTTCATAACTTTAAGAGCATCTAATAAAGTAATAGTACCTGATTGAAGAGCTGCTTGAGACATTTGCTGAACTTGAGTTTTAAGTGCATCATCTTTACCAGAATCACCCATAAAGATACCATAGTCATTTAAAGCTACATCAGGAAGAACGCTAAGCATCTTATATCCAGCATCTCCAAATATGAATGCTGCTTTCTTTCCACCAGCCCAAGCTATCTTCATTAAGTTAGCAAGGTCTTCCATAACCTTCTTCTTAACTATGTTATGAGAAAATACCCAACCACCAGTTGATATAGCAGACTGAGTTACAGACCTTTGCACATTACCTACATATTCATATTGTTCTACAGCACCTTCTCTTTGTGGTGATACACCTGAAACCTGACCTGCAGTCTGTTCAAGCATTACCTTAAGGTTTATAAGTTGTTGAACAGATTGAGATAATGTAAAGTCAATTTGTTGGAACTGATTAAACGGTGCAGAGTCGCCACCCTCATCACGAGAGTTTATAGGAATAATACCATCATTCTTTAAGTGGTACATAACATCTTGCATATCCATACCTAAGTTTGTAGGCATCTGAGACACATCATACACTACTGCTTTACCCCCAGAACGAGCTAATGCTAATTCAATATGGTACATAACAATGTTATATAGCATTTGTATATGACTAAGAATATCCATCAAACTAGTAGACTTACCTGTAGTGTGGTTGTATATAACACCAACATAAGATAAAGAAGTACTACCAGCATCATCTACAGAACGTATTTGATTAGGTCTTCTTCTACAGTTTACTGTAATCTTTCCACCAATCATAGTCCCTTCCCATATATCATCTACATGTTTAGTTTCTATTACATCACCTTTTCTTGCTTTGTAATGTTCTCCTACAACTTTATGGAATGGGTGTTCTGGGTTGTGTTTGTTTTCTGAAACCTTTACTCTAATGGTTTTTATGGATTTCCATTCTGCAGATACCACTCTAACTTTTACATTTTTGTAATCATCTACATCTACCCAATTAAATTGACTATTCCATTTATCTATATTTTCAGAACCAGACTGACGCATATCCTCAAGTTCACGAACATCTTCGTCATCAAACTCGTTTCTATACTCATCTAATATTTCATTTACGCTTAACCATCTTTCTTCTCCTGCCCATTGAGCATCATCTAAAAAATCACTTTCTATAGACTTATCGAATACGAATGTACGTGGGTCTACCCTTCTAAAGTAAGGGTCACCATCTTTTACATATATCTTATAAAATTCCTTACCAGTTACAAGTAAATCTCTCATTCCTTCATGGAACACCTTCTTCATCTTGTACTTCTCACCTAAGTAATCTAAACCATCCTTAATAGACTCTTCTACAACTTCCTTATATTCAAATCTCATGAAATGGTCAATATCGTCAGGTATAGGGAAATCTTTATTATCCATATCCAACTCCATCCCGTAGTCGTTCTCTAATTCGGAATTGATTTCATTAAGCAAGTCATTAGCTATAAGAGAAACTTTAAACTGTTCCTTTCTAATCGCTGCATCCATGTTAATAGCAAATACACTTTTATCTAAAGGTCTACTCAACTCTTCATTACATAGAAGGTCAATTTTATTTTTAGACAAAGGGTAATTCCCCATGGTTGCTGGAGATGTCATCTTATACTGCTCAGTCACATAACTGTAATCATCATAGATTAAATCACCATTGTATAACCTGTAGTTTCTAACATCCTTATCGTAACTACTGGTAGAGCCTTCAGCATTACTCTGCTCTAACTCTGCTACAATAGCTTTAATGTTTTTCTCACACCATTCTTCATTTTTTTCGCTATCTGGAACGAACTGTTTTGGAAAGTCACTCATTTTTTATTTTTTATATGGAACTAATCTTCCGTTTTCTCTTTTATAATATACAAAGCCTAAATTACTTTGTACATGTTCATCTCTTTTTACTTGCTTATCGTATAAGTCAATGTCATGTACTAAACATAAACCAAAGGCTATTGCCCTATCCGTGTTACGTAATCCGTAACTACCAAGCTCATCTAATAAATCTACAAACCAAATATCACCACAATTCTCCTCTATATAGTTCTCCATGAATTGTTCCATCACTGCTTTAGTGTGTTTATTCATTTGAAGACCGTACCTGTTTCTGTTAACAGTTTTAGGTGAGTGAGCTGTTGTTGGTCTCTCTTTTAAATACTGCTTTCCCCCTGCTCTTTGGAAGTATCCAATAACTCCAATACGAGTAAATTCAATCAGCATTTTCGCATTGTAATATACGGCTAATTTTAAACACCCATCCCAGAACTCTTCTGCTGTGTCTGGACGCTCTGTATACTCAGCAATAGGGTAGTTTCCAGCTATCTCCATGTTATAGAATCGCCTAAAGATAATAGCACTACCTAAAGAGGAAGTTGACGACTCATCCTGGTCATACGAATCAATTCCACCTATGTCTAAACCTTTAAGCTCAGTGTTTGGGTGTGCTAATATTTTATATGGACCATTCCTATCAAGAACAAACTTGACTTGCATTCCTTCGGCTTCCCATTCTAGTCTACCGCTTTGTATCTGACCTTGTAAATCTTCACTACTTAGTATTTCACTTCGTTGTGCGTTTATCTTGGCCACGTTAAATCTAGAGTTCTTAGTTTGTAAGAAAGCTTCTTCTACGGATAATGGGTAATTTTGTAGCTCTAGGTTGTACCCTTTCTGATTACCTGCCTTATGTAGTTGTTCTCTTCTGTCTTTA